CCCGCCGCCCTCCGGTTACGCCGCCACGTCGGCGAAGGTGCTGGTAGTCTCGATGCGGACCATATACGCCTCCACCAGGCGCTCGGCCACCTTGGTGGCTTTCCAGCCAGCGGTGGCGCGCTGGTTCAGGGGGTCGGCGGTGCCCGCGCTGCCCAGCTGCTTGACGATGTGCTGGAGGCCGCCGCCGGTGATCTCGGTCACGCCGTAGGCGTCGGCGCCGATGATCAGGGTGGAGTAGACGGCCCGCCCGTCCTTGCCGCCGTCGCCGGGGTAGATGACGCTGTTGTCAGCGGCGGTCACCTCGTCCTCCACGGTCAGCTGGCTGGTGGTGTTGGCGGTGACCTTGGTCACCACGCCGCCGATGTTCACCAGACGGCCCACCAGGGCGTTGGCCTCCACGGTGCCGCCGTCGAAGGGCACGGTGGTGGTGCCGGTCACGCTGGACCCGTTCACCAGCAGGGTGCGGCTGTCGCTGGCCAGGTTCTCGCCGTTCCAGACCTTGGCCTCGCTGGTCTCCACGAAGCGGACGCCCTCGATGCGGCCAATCTCGCCCTCGTAGATGCCCTCGGGGTCGGAGTAGGTCTTGACGTTCACCCACTTGGGGTCGCTCATAAGATCGTAGGAGCAATCCGGGTGGATGATACCGGCGTAGTAGCCGTTGATGCGGGGCGCGTTCATCACCTTCAGGAAGCGCACGGCCCGGCGCACGGCGTCCACGGTCAGGTTGCAGTTGTCATCCTCGCTGGTGTAGTACAGCGCGGCCCGGCTGGAGACCTGGCCCTCGGCGTACTGCACGTTGGTGCCGCCGTTCAGCACCTCGCGGGTGATGGTGTCCAGGGTGCGGCCCGCCTGGCTGCCCAGCAGCTTGGTGGCCTGCACCAGGTTGTTGTCGATGGCAGTCATCAGCAGGATGTCGGACAGCTCGATGAAGCCGCCGTACTGCTTCACGGTCGCGGTGATGACGCCCATGGTGAGCTTCTGCCCGTCGGGGGTCACGCCCTCGGTCAGGGGGGTGAGCGCCTTGGGCAGGGGGTCATACTTGCGGAACTCGATGGTCTTGCCGCCGTTCTTGGGAATGGGGTGCTTCTGGCCGAACTGGTCATGCACCAGCTCGGGCTCGGCCATGTCAATGAGATAATCACTGTAAAAAGTTTTCATCTCGTCGGACAGGCCGACATCCCCGGTGGTGTTGGTGTTGCCGTCAAACAGGGTCAGGATGACGGGCAGCAGCAGATAGTCCTTGAAGATTTTGGACATGGTATGATCTCCTTTCCTTTCGGGGGAGATCACCACAGCCTTACAGCTTGATGGTTTCTCCCCGCGCTACTCTGCGGGCGACCTCCGCGCGGTCCTGCTTGGTCCACTTGTGGGGATCGTCCTTTACGGTGAAAGCACTCTGGGAGGATGTGCCGTTCTCGGCGGGCCGGTTGCCCTTGGCGCGGATGCCGTCCACCACCTGCTTCTCCGTCTGCCGTGCGGTGCTCTGGGCCACGCCCGCCTTGATTTCATCCATGTGGATGACCTCATAGGCGTGCTGGACCGGGACGCCAGCTTTCAGCATGGAGATGAACTGCGGGTTTTTGCTCTCCGTGCCCAGGTCGAAGTCGGGGTACACGGCCTTGACCTGCTCGCCCTCGCTGTACCATTTCTGGAGCTGCTGCTGGGCGGCCTGCTGGTTCTGCCGCATACGCTGGGCACGGAGCAGGGCGTCGTTCTCGCGCTTGAGCCTCTGGAACTGCTTGTACTGCTCCACGCTCATGCCCGCCTCCTCGGCGGCCTCGCTCCAGTAGGCGTTGTCGTTCTCCACAGCGGCGGCCAGTTTGCCCAGGTCCCCATCCGCGATCTTGTACCGCTGCATCAGCATGTCGATGACCGGCTGCTGCTTGGCGGCCCGCTCCTCCAGGTTTCTTGCCTCCCGGAAGCGGCGGTCGATGATGCGCTGGGTCTCCTCGGTGTAGATATCCTTGTACTCGCCGTTGACGAGCTCCTGGAACGCCTTGCGCCTATCCTCCAAAGTGTTGGATGTGGTGACCACATCCCCTTCCTTGCCCTTCCCGGCGGCGGAGGGCTGCGCTTTCCCCTCGGGACCAGGCTCGTCACCGGCTGCCGTCGGCTCGTCGCCCTGTTTCCCAAAGAGGACATTCTGGAAACCGCCCGATTTTCCCCGCCGGGTGGGAGCGGGGGATGCCTGGAAACCGCCCTTGTTGCCGTCGTCAGCCGCGCCCTCTCCGGCTGCGGGAGCTGCCGCCCCGCCCTCGCCGTCAAACAGCCGCAGGCTGACATCCAGCAGGATGTCGCTGTGTTTCATAGAGTTGCCTCCTTCTTCATCGCGGGAGTAACGCCCCCGTGCATCGGCCCTCTCTTACTTCACCAGGGAGGCGGGATGGCTCGCCGCCAGAGCCCGCCTCCCCCTATGGTGAAGCAGGAGGACATCTTGACCATATCAGAACGCCGCGAAGATTGCGCCCCGAAAACGAGAAAAATTTTTCAAATTTCCTGCAAATCCATCTGGAGCAGGTCCGGGTGCGCCTTTTCCAGCTGCCGCAGGCCGATGATCGCCATTTCGCAGGCCGCCGTCACCCGGTCATCCCCGTGGCAGTGTATCCGCACCTTCCCGCTCTCCAGCTCCATGCGGTAGACCTCCGCGAAGCCGTCCCGCCCCGCGTTGGCGAGATACCCGGCCAGGGCATACACGATGCCGGAGATGGCCGCGCACATCTCCGGGCTGCCCGTGGCGTGCCCGTCCAGAGCCAGCAGGCACCGCCCGCCCTCCAGCTCTGCATATCCCTGCGTCATGGTGTCCGCCCCCTTACTGCGGCGCGGCGGCGCTGCTCCTGGCGTTCATGTTCGGGGTGGACCTGGCGGCCAGCCGCGTGCCGTAGTCCGTCATGGGCGTCTGCGCCTGCGTGACGGCGCTTGCAAGGCCGCTCCCGCCCCCTGCGGAGCGCCCGGCGGGTCTGCTCCCGCCCTGGCTGTTCCCGCCGCCCTGGGGCGCTGCGCCCACGCCCATGTCCTTCCCGGTGAGCGCCTGGAGAAGGAGCGCCATTTGGTCCATCTGCTGGGACATCTGCTGGCAGATGTTGAGGAGTGTCTGCCCCTGCTGGACCTGCTCCCGCACCTTGTCGATGCCCTCGAACTCCATCATTTCCAGCGCCCCAAGGGCCTCCTGGGCCCGCTCCGGGTTGAAGAAGCCCAGGCCGTACAGCTCCTTGGCCCGCTCGTTCTGCTCCATGCGGGAGAAGGGGTTTTTCTTCTGCGCCTTGATTTTCACATCGAAAATGGGCCGCCGGTAGACGGTCTCCTGGCCGGGGTAGGCCGTGGGCATGGGCTGTTCCCGGATGGCCGCGTTGTTGAACTCCTCGAAGCGGTAGCTGCCCGGCGTGTTCCCCGTGATGCGGAAAGAGCGGGTCTCGTCGTAAAACTGCCGCATCAGCTCGATGCACATGCTGTTGATCTGCACGTGGGTGCGGTAGCTGGCGGCGATCATGTCCCGGCTGGACTTGTTGCCCGCCTCCTGGAGGGCGGCGATGGCCGCCGCGGCGGTCACGCCGGAGCCGGTGCTGCCGCTGTTCACGTCCCGGTTGGAGGCAGTGTCCTTCATCTCCTCCACTTTCAGCTGCATCACGTCCAGGTAGACGCTGGAGAGGGGCTGGGTGACGATCTCCTGGAGCCGCCGGTCATCCAATTCACCCTGGACATGGACGATGGGCTTGCTCCAGTCCTTGAACTCCTCCTCGTTGATGCCCGTGCTGTCCGAAGCGAAGAAGCGCTTGCGGGTGGTCATCATGGCATTTTCCAGGATGTTGGCAGAGAGCTTGTCGATGTAGAGCTGGGGGTCCTTGCAGATGGCGACGTACCCGAAGCCCACCGGCGTGCCCTTCTCGGGAAAGAGCACGTCCAGCACGACGGGGTAGAGGCCGTGGTCATACCAGCCCAGCTCCTGGTAGTCCGGGTCGTTCTCGCTGGCATACAGCAGGGTGGTCCCCACGAACTTGGCGTAATGGAGGATGGTCTGCCCCGCGGGGTTTTTCCGCTTGTAGTACCAGTCCACCACCACGCTCTTGTTGCTGGTGTCCACGGTGTCATCGTAGATGTACTCTTTCACGTCGATGACGCTGCCGCCCAGGTGCCCCTTGTGCTCCGGGTACATCTGCTCCAGCAAGTCCTCGTCCACCAGCTCCACGATGAACAGGTTGCGGGACTTCTGAATGTCGGTGATGCCCGGCTCCCAAAACAGTTTCAGCAGGTCGATCTCCTGGATGGCGATGTCGCCCAGGCCGTTGTCCTTCTCCGGGTCCCAGAACACCCCATAGGCTGCCGTGCCGTGCTTCAATTTCTCCCACCAGTTGTCCGAGTACGTCTGCTCGAAGTCGTTGTACTCCAGCACCACCGGGAGGATGGAGGAGAGGGTCTTGGCGCTCTGCTCGTCGCTCTGCTCTCTGGGGAGCACCACCGGCTCCGGGAAGTTGTCCATGGCGTCGGCGTGCTTGTTGGTGATGGAATTGAACAGCCAGGCGGACGTGGGCTCCGGCCTCACGTCGGTGTCCTTGCCGGTCCTGGCCCGGTCTCGGCGCATGACCTCCCAATGCCGCAGCTCCCACCACAGCTCGTCCTCCACCACGCGGGTCTCCAGCATGGCCTTGCCCTGCTTGTACTCCGTCAGGATGTCGATGGCCCGGGCGATTTCCTTCTCCCCGATGCGGGGCCGCTCCGCCTCCGCCTCCTGGCCGGTCCGCAGGGCACCCACCAGGGGCACACGGCTCCTGCCCCGCAGCAGCAGGGCGGCGGCCTCCGGGCTGACCTGTTCTCCGGGCCTCGCGCCGGGCATACCGGCGGCTGGCCGGTTGGTCCCCGTCGCCTGCTGGGCCGCTCTCTCCTGGGTGGGCACCTTGCCCTCCGGCTCTCTCCGTCTGAATGTGGGCATAGCTTAATACCTCCTGTAAAATTCGTATCGGTCGTAGCGCAGCTCCTCGTCCGTCGCCAGCGGGTCGTAGGGCTTGGGCTCCGGCACCGGCTTGGGCCTGGGGGAAATGGGGTTCTTCATGCAGACATAGCGCAGCTCGTCGTAGATGTGGTCCTCGCCGTCGGTGTCGATGTCCTCCACGTCGGTCTCGTCGTAGACCAGGTTGGGCACCGTGCGGATGAAGTGCTTGCAGGTGTCGAACACATAGAGCATGGGCACACCGCCCTCGTCAAAGGCCAGCCGGTGATGGACCTGCATCTTGCCGGAGATGCGGTTGTGGTCTCCCTTCTCGAAGTACACCCGCTCCCGCTCCATCAGGGCCCCGATGCTCTCCGTGCCGTCGCTCTGCCAGATGGCTGGGTCCCCCACGCCGTAGACCTTCTTGCCCTTTAGGTTGGGGTCCTCCGCCTCGATGCGGCGGATGGCCTGGGCCACCCTGGTGGGTTCCCACTGTACGCCGGTGTTTGGTGTGCCCGTGCAGCCGTACAGCTCCCGGATGCGGTACATGCGCCGCTCGTGGTCCACGGCATACCAGCCCACGCTAAAGGGCCGGGAGTAGCCCCAATCGAAGGAGCGCCAGATGGTCCAGGTGTCCGGCACCCGGAAGGGCTTGATAACGTGGGTCCACAGCCGGTCCCCGTAATGGTCCGGGTCGTTGCGCCACTCGACGAACACCTGGCCCGAAAAGGTGTTCCAGTCTCCGTACAGCAGGGCGTTGCGCTCCGCCTCCGGCATGGAGGCCAGCCGCCGCACGTAGTCTGGGTCGTTGGTCAGCAGCGCCGGGTTGTCGAATACGGAGGAGGGCACGAAAATGCGGCTTTGCCGCGCCCGGTGCTCCTTGCCGTCCGGGTCCCGCCAGGTCACGTCCTCCCAGATGGTGCTCATGGGCCTGGAGGCGGTGACGAAGCGCTCCTTGACCCACCCGTGGCCCACCCCTCCGGGGTTGGCCGTGGCCCGGATATATACCCGCGTTCCCGGACCGTTGGGGCGGTTGCGCGAGAACAGGTAGGAATACTCGTCCCAGGTAAAGTGCGTCAGCTCGTCAAAGGCGATGAAGTCGTAAGCCTGTCCCTGGTAGCGCGTGCGGTCCTTGGTGTACTGCATGGAGCCGAACACCACCTTGGCCCCGCTGGGGAAGGTCCAGGTATGGGCGGAGGCGTTGTACCGCGCCCTGGGGTATGCCCTGGGGTAGTAGTTCAGGCTCTTGTCTATCAGCTCCGCCAGCTGGGGAAAGGTCTTGCGGAGTATCAGCCCCTTGTAGTACGGGATGCCCACCTGCCGCAGGGCCTCGATGACCAGCGCGTCGCTCTTGCCGCCCCCGGCGGCCCCGCCGTACAGGGCCTCGTACTCCGGGCGGGACATGAAAACCGCCTGCTTTGGCTGCGGCCTCCATACGATGTTAGCCACCATCGCCGCCCCCTTCCTGGGGCATGTCCGCCACGGCGGGGAGCATCACCACGCCGCTGCCGTCGCCGTCCTTCTCCGGCTCCTCTTGGGGCTTATAGCTCCACTTGCCCGGCTGCCGGTTGGTCAGCCAGAACATGGCGCTGGTGGGGTCCGGCGGGATGTCCCGCACGACCTTCTTTGTCAGGGTCCGCACATTCCCATCCCGGTCCAGCTTTTCCTCCGTGGTGATCTCCTCGTACTGATACCCGCAGGCCCTTTTGAACAGCGCGGCCTCCACCTGGTCATCGGCTACCTCGCACGCCCGCGTGAAAGCCTCCGAGAGCGCCATGTACCGCTCGTCCCCATCCTGCCCCAGGTCTACGTATTTCCGCAGGGTGGAGTAAGCGATTTTCAGTTTCCCGGCGATCTCCTTTATCGTGGCCCCGGCCTCCGCCCAGGCGGTGATCTTGTCCAGGTTGGGCAGCACATGGGTTTCGTATTTACTTTTCGCCATGCGCCACCCCGTCCTTTCCCTGCGTGATGATTTCATCGTATCAGCAGGGAAATGATTTTGCGCCCCGAAAACCGGGAAAATTTCGCTGTGCTGGGGAGCAGGGGGGAGACCCCCTCACACCCTCACCCCCCCATACCCCCCCTCTCCCTCTCTCCCCCTGGAGCGGGAGGGACCATTTTCCTGACGCCAGGAAAATGGTAAAGGCCCCGGAGGATATACCCCCAGGGCCTCTATCGCATATTCAAATGCTCTGCAAATGGAATGGAAATGGACAGCTTTAGTCTGTCACGGCAACATACACCGACGCCCGGAGCCGAGCACCGCGGTGCTGGCTGTTCTGCTCCACTTCAAACCTGACCAGCTTTTCGCTCTCCAGCCTTTGGGCCAGCATGTGCACCAGCCGCTCCCGGCACTCCTTGTATGCCCCCGGCGTGGTTGCCGCCAGACTGTCCATCTGTATCTCGCAGGCCACCCGGATCACCGGGAACTGCCTATACTGTATCAGGGGTCTGCTCTCCAGGTCTATCTTCTCCCGGTCCATGCCGCCCAGCCGGTGAATGAGCCGCACCCTGGCGCGCTCCAGCATCTTCTTCATCACAGCGCCTTACCCCCGTGCCGGTAGGGCCTGGTCTTGTTGTACTCGTGCTTGATGTCCAAGATCATCTCGAAGTCCACGCCGTCGGTGACCTTGCCCCATGCCAGTATCTCGCAGACGCAGCGGGCCATGCGCAGGGCGGAGGCGTGGGTGCCGGACGCCTTGCACCAGCAGGAGTATGCCAGGGAGAGGAGCAGGTGCCACCGGGAGATGCAGTCGCCCAGGGTGGCGGCGTAGATGCGCCCCGGAACGTCGCACATAACGGCCTTCATGGCCTCCTGCATCAGCGCGTCCACGTCCAGCTCCTCCTTGCCGAAGTAGTCCAGCACCCGGATGATGCAGTCTGCCATTTCCACGGCGATGCCTTCCGGCTTTTCCCCTCTGCGCTCTCGCATTTCCGTGACGGTAAAACCATTTCTTTCGACAAAATAGGCCATCGGCTTCCCGCTGCGGTATTCCTCCAGCGCCTCGGACAGTTCAGAGTGGCAGAGTGCCACAATCTCACCAAAAGTGCGCGGCTCGTCCCACCAGCCGTGCTTGACGGCGTTCTCGTGGACCTCCTGGGCAAATTTATTCAGTTTCATCATAGGTTTTGAACTCCCTTCCAAGATCCTTTTCCAGCTGTTTCATGGCGCGCTCCGCCCGCTCGCCGCACTTCCTTGCCTCCCGGTAGAAGTACAGGGCCACCATCTTCTCTCGCACCAGCTTGTCGATGACGCGCCCCTGGTCCCGGAGACCGCACATGTCGGCCAGCCGGTCCAGGTTGTGGGCGGTCTGGGCGGTGACCAGCACACTGATGCGCCGTAGGTTCTTCTTCGGCTTCATGCCCCGGCCCGCCTCTCCATGGTCATGCGGTCCAGCAGGCTCTCGTACATGCTCTTGTAGACGTCCCGCTCCATCTGGGCGATGGCAAGCTCCATGTCAGGCTGGACGAGCGGGAAGGGCTGCTCTACCGGGTGGGCCTCTGCCGCCGCCTCCACCGGCCTTGCAAGGTCATACGCGCCCAGCGCAAGGGCGGACATGATGCCGATGTCCAGCGCCGCGATCTCCGCCTTGGTACAGCGCCCCACGAACTTCCCCAGGCGGCTCTTATCCACGGTGTAGATGTGCTCGCACAGGGCCGTGCTGACCACCGGCGTGGTGCGGATGGTGATGTGCTCCGGCAGCTCCTTCTTGGGCGAGGCGCTGCACATGACCACGGTCACGCAGGGGCTGGTCCGGTTCAGCTCCTCACAGCTCACCACGATGGCGGGCCGGTCCTTCTCCATCTCATGGCCGGTGGCGTAGGGGATGGCGACATAGTAGATTTCGCCCCGTAAAATTCCTTCATCCTGCATATCTCAAACCTCCGTGATGGTCAGCCCGCGGCGCTCCCGCATGAGCTTCTTTTTCATCTCATACTTGGCCGTCCGGGTGGCCCTGGACTTGACATCCTCCACCACCGGCAGCCAGTGTACGGTCCCGGTGCAGTCCGGCTCCGTGGGCCGCTCATAGGTGAAGTCGGCCACATACCGGATGGCCCGCACCCGCTCGCCGGTATCTGTGACATAGCTCTCCTGGAGCGTGAACTGTTCCTGGAGCTTTAGCTTCCGTATCTTCCCGGCGCTCTGCAAGCTCATAAGCTCGATGTAGCGGTTGGCCTCCTTCCGGCTGTCAAAATGGATGCCGTTCACCACCGTCGGGAGGTTGTGGTACTTCCGCTCCTTCTCCTGCTGCTGGCCCAGCTTCTCCAGCACCTGCTTCTGCGCCGCCGGTCCCAGCCGGGCCAGGTCCGCACCCGTCAGGCCCATGCTACCGCCTCCTCCCGCAACAGCTTCCGCTTCCGGCGCTGGTAGGCGCAGTCTGCGGCGTTCTGTCCCACAGTCAGGCGTCTTAACGTTTTCTTCGCCCGTATCTCCTCCGCGTGCTGGGCGTAATACCGGCGGTTCCGCTCCCGGTTATCTCTGGCCGCCTCCCTGGCCCTCCGGCGCTCCTGGGCTTTCCCGTCATACCAGCCGATGTGCTTATAGCTGGCTGCAAAGCAGCGCTCCGAGCAGAAGTAGGTGGTGGCCTGCTTCTTGCCGTCCCGCTCCACCTGGCGCACCCACGGGGTATCCGCCGTGGTGACGATGGAGCGCCCGCAGGTCCCGCAGATGCGAAACAGGGTCAGCCGGTTGGTGGTATCCCTCCGCACGCTCATTTCTCCGCCACCTCCCGGGGGACGATGCCCAGCACATAGGTCTTTGCCTCCTCGTCCCGGCGGGCGTGTACCTCGTACTTCTGCCGCATCTCCCGCAGGCTGAACATAGGGACCGTCAGCCGGTGCCCCAGCTCCGCGCCGGTCTCCTCGTCCCTGACGATCTCCCCGAACTCCAGGGCCACCGCCGTGAGCAGGCCGTCCGCCGCCGCCTGGAGCTGGATGGCCCCGGCGTGGGACCGCTCCAGCTCGTCCCGCAGCTTCCGCAGGAGCTTTCCCTGGTCCGCGACCTTCTTCTGGTACTTGCCCAGCTCCTTCTCCAGGCTCTTGATCTTGTCTACGTTGCGCATATCAATCCGTCCTCTCGTAGTATTTCAGCAGGGCGGCAGCCATGGAGCACTCCCGCCACCCGGCGGGCGAGGCGCAGTATCGGTCTATGTACTCCAGCGCCGCCTCTTTGTCCGGGAAGGTGACGCGCCCGCCCTCACAGTGCACAGCCAGGCGCTCGTCCCACGTGAAGAACGGGCAGGCGAAGGTCTTGTTGCTGTATCCCATCGCGGCACCCTCCCAGGTCAGTCTTTCAGCTGCTTCTTCCCGCCGCCGGGAAGCCCCACCGGGTTCTTCCGCAGCAGCCGCTCGTAGGTCTCCTCAAAGTCCCGCATGTTGAACAGGTGGCCGCCGGGAGGGATGAAAGCGTCTATGCCGCCCATGGCCTCGATGACCTTCTTGGCCCGCGGCGGCAGGCTCTCCAGAATTTCCTCCCGGCTCCTCTCCGTGTACTTTTTCAGGCAGAACGCGCTCCGGGCCATGAGATAGGCCGTTTCGATCTCCACCCGTGTCTCTCTGGTCACGGCGTCCGCCTGCTCCCGGAACTCGGCGATGGTGGGCGGGAACTTGCACACCCGGCACACCCGCACCGCCGCCTGCTGGCCCGTCCAGAAATCCACGTCTGCCAGGCAGGTGGCCCACAGGGTGATGGTCGGGGCCAGCTTCTCCATGAGCGCCTGCTTGCTGGGTGCCTTGAACATCTCGGCGTTGGGATAGGCCAGCATGAGCACGGCGAAAATCTCCGTCATCTCCGCCCTGGTCATCTCCCGTCCTCCGCGAAAGCGTCGTGCAGGTCCCGCAGGGCCGCG